ACGTTCACCGCAGCGGCAGACCTAAGTGCTAAACAGTACTACTTTGTTAAAATTACCGCTGATAATACCGTCAACGTATGCGCGGCGGTTACTGATATCCCAATCGGTGTTTTGCAAAATGCACCAGCTTCAGGCGAAGCCGCGAGCGTTATGCTCTACGGCATCAGCAAGGTCTCAGCCAATGAGGCGATTGCGGTAGGTAGCAACATCGGCACCGGCGACGATGGCCAGGCTGACGTTGTTGCGGCTGGTACTGACACCACAGTCCGTATTTGCGGACAAGCACTCGAGGCAGCAGGCGCAGCAAGTGAGGTTATCTCTTGCGCCATCAACTGCATCAACGGTGCGCGTGCAGCTTAATCACTGATTTTCAAAAGGAGAAAAAACGATGCCTTTACTTACTTCTCAAGTTCATGTGGACGAAGCACTGAGCAACATCAGTGTGGCGTATTCCCAAGAGCAGACACGCTTTATCGCTGACAGAATTTTCCCATCAGTGCCCACCCCAAAGCTCACTGACAAGTACTTTGTCTTTGACAGGGGCTCGTACCTTCGCTCAATCGCTGACTTGCGTGCGACCGGTTCTGAGACCGTTGGTGCCAACTACACGCTCTCAACTGACACGTTCAGTTGTGACCAGTACGGCGTCCATATGGACCTCGATGACTACGTTGTTGGCAATGCTGATGCAGCGCTCAACATCGAAGTATCAACAACTCGGTACATCACCGAGCAGCTACTTCTCAAGCGTGAGCAGGTCTTTGCTGCCGCAGCGTTTACCACTGGTGTTTGGAAGGGTTCAACCGCAGTAGGCGGTGGTGATATCACTCCATCAAACCTTTGGGATACTAGCAGCTCTACTCCAATCAGCGATGTACTAGATCAAATCAACTCAGTTGAGAGCAAGACAGGCCGACGGCCTAACGTTCTCGTTTTGGGCAAGGACTCCTACAAGGCGCTCTTGACCAATGCTGACATTCTTGATCGCGTCAAGTACTTCGACAGCACTGTAGTCACTCAAGACATCCTTGCACGAGTGTTTGAGGTTGACCGTGTACACGTACCGGCTGCAATCTCTAACATCGCAGCCCAGGGCGCAACTGACTCACTCAGCTTCGTCTTTGGCAGCACCAATGCGGCTCTTTACTACGTGCCTGAGACCGCTGGTCTCATGGAGCCAAGTGCGGGCTACATGTTCAACTTCACCGGTGTTGAGGGTGGCAATGCTTCAGGGCTTCGCGTTCTCAATTACCGCATCGATCACAAGCACTCGCAGCGCATTGAAGCACTGACCGCTTTCGACTTCAAAGTTGTAAGCGACCAGCTCGGTGTCTTCTTTAGCGGTTGCGTCAGCTAAGTGATATTCTCAGCCAAAAGGTTGAGGCTTGATGGCGGGGAGGTCCCGGCGTGGACCCCCCTTCCACAAGCGCACGAGTGGCCCGCGTTTCAACGCATGTTGATGCGCGGTGACCTCGTTGATGTTCCTGATGAGCTCTTGTCGCAGAGCATTAAGCGGCGAGCTAAAGCGAAGGGTGGCAAGCGGGGAGTTTTTCCTTTGATGAGAATCTGAGCACCGACCTCGACAAAGTACGGCTTCGCATCGGTGACACCGACAGCGAAGAGGTTTTGCTTTCCAATGAGACAATCACCGCCCTTCTGACAATTAGAAACGATGTCGTGTTAACCTCCATCGATTGCATCGAAGCAATCCTTGGCAAGTTCGCACGCGAGATCGACCGGCAAGCTCTAGGGCTTGGTGGTCCAAGATCTCAAAAGACGACCCACTACCAGGCACTCTTGAAGGAGCTACGTGCAGAGGCGGCGCGAGGCTCTACAGGCGTGTTTTTTGGTGGTGGGTCTATCGCTGGCAAAGAGTCAATCCGCAACAACTCAGACGCACCGCTGGCACCGTTTAGGCTCGACCAGTTCAAGAACAACGAGGACTGAGATGGCGGCTGACTTTGAGGCAAAGATGGACACGAGCAGCATTGAGGCTTTCGCTCGTGGCTTCGTTGAGAAGTACGGTGAAGGCGTCACCAATGCGCTCATCGAATCGTCTCAGGTCATGGTGCGCCAACTCCAAGACAGCACTGGCCGATTAACTCGAGAAAGGGACCACACACCGGTCGCTTGAGAGGCTCTTGGAAAGCTGGCGGTGTCTACTTTGCTGACTCTGATGAGGCGTCGGTTGATGTCTTCAGTGGTTTACCTTACGCACTAATACACGATCGCGGCGGCGTCATTAAGCCAAACCAGAGCCAAAGCCCTCGCAATCCCCAAATCATGACAACACCGACTTCTTTGGTGGTAGCAATCGAGACTTTCCAAGCCCTCGAGACTTGCCAGCAGACAAGAATCGACTGCTATGGCTCGACAAGAAGACCGGCACGCTCAAAGACGACAAGGGCCAGGTCGCTTACTTCTTGCGTCGGAGCGTTCGGATGCCTCCAAAGTATTACATCGGCGCAGCGGTCAAGGCAGCATTGCCCGAGATTCATGAGATCTTTGACGGTCTGGTTGAGGACGCCATCGAGGAAGGTGCCGAATAATGGCAACACCAGCTCGCAAGCTCATCTTGAGCAATCTTCAAACGACCTTCGAGGGCATCACCGTCGCCAATGGGTACAAGACCACGGTGACCAAGGTGCAAGCACTCGCTCGTGGCTATGCTGACGTCAAGACCGGTGAGCGTCCCTTTATCGGATACGTGCCACAAGACTGAACAAGTCGAGTATCAGCCTTTCAACCGCATCAGATGCACGCTCAACGTCAGCGTCATCGGTCACGTCAGCGGCAACAGTCAGAGCGACCGAAGCACCAAGCTCAACAACCTCATCGATGACTTGATTGCGGCGCTCAACACTGACCCCACACGCGGCACCAACGCAATCAACACCAAGCTCGTGCAGTTCGAGACCGATGAGGGTGACCCCGATGCGCGAGGTGATGGCTCGGTCTTGGCACAAGTTCAAATTCAATACGAACGCTCGGTAAGCTCGAGCTAAGGAGGACACAATGGGAGTCTCACAACTACACGCGCTCGGGCGCAATCGTAAGTTCTACGTCAACGAAGAAACCACCTACATCGACAGCGAAAACGTCGCCACCGATTTCGTCAAGCCAGCAGGCACCGATGCGGCGGTGGTTCTCAATGCGAGCTTCACACCAGCGCAAGAGCGCAAGGTGCGCGATGATGCGCGTGCGAGTCGCTCAGCACTCGAACAAATCACCGGCAAGAAGTCAGCAACATGGTCGGTTGAGTCTTACGTGCTGCCAAATGGGTCAGCGGGTACCGCTCCGGACCTTGGCCCGCTCTTTAAAGGTGCAATGGGCACTGAGACCGTCAGCGGTGGCACTCGCGTCACCTACTCACTCAACACCAACCAAGACCTTGGCAGCTTTACCTTGACGCAGTTCTTCAATGAGACATTCATGGAGACGCTCACCGGTTGCTACGTCAACTCAATGACCATCAGCGTCGCAGGCGGTGAAGAACCGAAGGTCACCTTTGAGGGTGAGAGCTCAGGGCTTTACATCCCGACCACCACAAGCCCAAGCGCGGCGCAGCTCACAGCGGGTGAGTCAACTGCAACCGTCGATGGTTCTGGCACTGGAACGTCTTTCGATGTTCATGCTGGTGAAGGTGAGAACTTCAAGCCAGGCTCGGTCATCTCGGTTGGTTCTGACACCGACTTGGTTGTTGAGTCAGTCAGCAACGACACCATCACCGTTGATAGTTCTATCACCTTCACTGATGACGATGAGGTCAAGCCCTTCGCACCGACTGAGACCGTAGCAGGCTCACCGATTGCGGGTATCTTGGGCTCTTTGACCTTGGCTGGTAACTCGCTGCCAATCACCTCTTTTGAGGTCACAGTAGCGAACAACAACAAGGGCATCGCTGATGAGGCTTTTGTTGCGGGTACGAGTGACTACGTGCCAGGCTTTCGCGATGTCACTGGCTCACTCTCTATCCGGTGCCGTCGTGATCTCGCGATTGAGATTGGTAAGCGTCTCGATTTTGGCACTCAAGCCATCGTGGTGACTTGCGGCGATACCGCTGGCAAGAAGCTCATCGTTGAAATAGATGATGCAGAGTTTGAGGTTGCGGCGGTGGATACACCACAAAGCGACGAAGTAGTGGTGCCAATGACATTCCGAGCCCTAGCGACCAGCGCGGGCGAAGATGAGATTGTCATCAAGTTCGAGTAAAACAACAAGGGGATCAAACCATGGACATCAAGCAGGAAGACGTGCGGCGCTACGTGCCGCAATGGGACAACAACCGAGACCGTGATGAGGGTGAGCAGATTGTGCTTCACTTAGCACCAATGACCGGCGGAGAGCTCAGGGCGGTGCATCGCTCAGCAATCAAGAGCGATGGCAAGGTTGACGTCCACAAAGCACAAGCATCGATTGAGCGCATCATCAAGACGAGGGTGGTGCGTGCTGAGCGGTGCTTGGATATTCTTGACCGTGAGATAAGCGATGGCGAGCAGCTTTGGGATAGGGCCGAGCAAGCGCTCATCGATGAAGCCTATGCAGCAGTCACTG